GCCATAATCCGAAACTCGAGATGCTCGAAATTCGCTTGGAATTCATCCGACTGTTGACTAAGCTTGTCAATGTCACAATTACCATCCTGCAAGGTAAAGCCAGGCTTTAAAATGCAATGGATGTTAAAACCCGCTTTCCTGTGGAATCTAGCGATGAACGCGTCAGCGTTGGCTAATTTCCCTTGGGCGACGGATTCAACTGTGGCATTAGAAGTGCAAAAGATGGCCTCGCTCGTAAAGCTAGCGCCTTTCTTAAACGCTTTATCAACCGTGAACTTATTTGGGCTAATGTACTGCAAAAGGTCGACAAGCCTCTGTCTTGTAACCGGGTCATTACCTTGTAGATTGTCGTCATAAAGAACGGCTTTCTGGCCAAAATAATTGTCCCAATAACTTGTAGAAGAGACGGTGTAAAGCAAATTGCCTGGTTCTTGGTCCGGAAACAAAGAGGACATTATCGCTCTAACTAAAGTCGATTTTCCAACCCCAGATGCCTGGGAATGGAGCCAAACAGCAACCGGCATGGGCTGTGTGCTCATACCGGCTTTACAAGAACGCACGACGTCCAAGTGCCTAAGCATGGAAGCACGTGTGTACTTGTAAACCACTGACTCTAGCGAGTCACTCTGAAGTAAAGCGCCTACAGTGCTGGTGGTCAACCAATCGTACAACCGAAGGTACTCCTCTAAAAAGGAGGGTTCACAAAGACAAGTTTCGTCTGTGTCTATTCTTGCAACCAACTTCCAAATGGTTTCAAAATTCTTAGAATCCCGAGGTCTGAAATCCAAGTGAGAATTCCAGCCATAAGCAGTGCTCAAATGAGACTGAATACTGACTGGTAGGGCCTGCAACATGAACTTGGCAGCCTCCAATACCGTAGTAAAGCCACCTGCTAGCGGCTTCATGACCTTGATGGCCGAAGTGATAGAAGAGACTGGGTCCATTTGCTTGTTCGTGGTGTAAGAAACTATGGCAGCTGTGAAAGCAGCCAGCACAGAAGACAAACCTAAGAAAGAGGGCGTCTCGCTCTGAGTTTGGTACAAAACTTCCTCATCACCGTCTAACATATCTTCGGGTTTTCCATGGGGAAAATATATGGCGGTGATGGCACCCTGCAGGAACTTATATAAAATAGCTAATGCGGGTACACTAATGGCGGCAATGGCCAAGTACTTAAGGGTCGGTTTAATAGAGTCCACGATGAAAGATACGCTCACAGTCGCGAAGGATTCGCGGCAGAGAACAAATATCTTCCTGACGAGCAGACAAAAACAAACACCTATAGCAAGGTAACCTATCAATCGGGCTGCCGTGACGGCGGGGGATTTCAACAGGTTGGTGGCACCAGCAGTCATGCTGGTGAGCAAAGTAGAGAATTGGGCCATCACAGCTCGAGTGTCCTCCGCGACGGAAGCACTGTTCGCTGTTAAAGTATCCATCG